TGATTGAAGCCTTTAAAGAAAAAATTACTTCAATGATTGAAAAGACAATTAACAAAGTTAGAGATGCTATTAAGAATTTTAATATAGGCAATATCATGAATGATGTAGCTACCTTTGTAAACAATAACATTGCTAAACAAATCAATAATCTCAAAGAAAACATTTTAGGATTTTTTAGCAAAGAAAATATAGAGCAAATTATTAATAGAGCTAAAGGTTTATTTGACTATGGCGTTGGCTTATTTGCTAATCCAAGTTTAGAAGAAATCCAATTTCTTATCTCTAGGTTTTGCGCAATGGCTGCTGGTATTGAAGATGCAATCCAAGCATTAAAAAATCCACTTGATAGTTTTGCAAATAGATTTACATATTCATTACAAAGAGTCGCAGCTGCTGGTAATTTAAATACTGCAAGCGCTGTTGCTGCAGGGCGCCAAGTTCAATCACCAGCGGCGCGGAATACTGAGATAAATAATCAAAGACAGAGGTGGTTAGCCGCTGGCAATGCTAGACGTATTACTGATGAAGATTATAAAGATCTTCCGGACTTTGAGGATTTAGAGGCAGGCGGAAATGGCAGTGGGTTATATTTTGACAGAAATTTAACATCATGGCCAAGATATGATGGAGCAGATGGATGGAAAAACGCAAACATAGATTTAAGAGTTATTCTTATGAGAGTAGCCAAGGCATTTGGTACTGATTTACATATTAATAGTCCATGGCGTAGCGCCGCGCATAACGAGCGGGTAGGCGGTGTAAGTGGATCATTACACTTGAGTGGTAACGCATTTGATATATCATGGAGAGGTTATCCAAATAATCGTACAGAGTTTTTACGGATTGCGTATCAAGAAGGATTTACAGGCCACGGAATATATGGCGGATTTGTTCACATAGATTTAGGGAATAGGGTGTTTACACCTTAATAAAGGAAAAAATAATGGTAGTTAGTTTAATAACACCAAGACAGAAAAAGTTTACAGTTTACACTGACTTTAAAATGGATTTAGAAAAAAGTCCTGTGTCTAGTGACTTGACTCTAAATAAAAATGAAGAAGCTGTAAAGCAATCAATTAAAAACCTTATCTTAACTGATAGAGGTGAAAGATTAATGCAACCAAACCTTGGTGGAAACATCAAGGCTATGTTGTTTGAAACAATTACGCCAGCAACACTTAAACTAATTGAAGAGCAAGTAAGATCCACGATTAATTTGCATGAACCAAGGGCTGATCTTATTGACGTACTCGTTTCGTCAGAAATAGATGACAACACTGTGGTCGTCAAAATAGCATTTTACATATCAAATAACCAACAGCCAATATCGCTGAGTGTAATATTAGAGAGGACACGATAAGATGGCTACGAAGCTGAACATAACAGAATTAGATTTTGCTAGTAACAAGCAGCAACTGATTAATTATTTAAAAAGCCAGTCGCAATTTAAAGATTATGATTTCGAAGGTTCCAACTTAAATGTTCTTTTAGATGTGTTATCATATAATACATATCAGAATAACTTTTATACCAATATGGCAATCAATGAAATGTTTCTTGACTCTGCGGTATTACCAAACTCGGTTGTATCACATGCAAAAGAATTAAATTATTTGCCAAGCTCAAGGAAATCTGCGAGGGCTTCAGTAAGAGTTACTATCCGTGATACTACAATTACAGGTCAAACAATTACGATCCCGCAGTTTGCAGCATTCAAGGCTTCTTTCCAAGGAGAGAATTATGAATTCGTTACGGATAAAGCGTATGTTGCAAAGAAAACAGAACCAGGTGTATTTGTTGCAGACAACATTGAACTCTTTGAAGGACAAATGCTAACAAGCTTTGAACGTGAAGGTTATTTTGTTGATGAAGATGGCATTCTTACAGTTATTCTTTCAAACGAAAACGCTGATATTGATTCTCTCGAGGTATTTGTTGACGCCGAGTTTACAGAAGACGCAAATATATTTACTCGCAAAAACGATATCTTTGGAGTCGGACCTGAAGATAAAGTATTCTATGTAGAACCATATTACGATGGCAGATATAAAATTTATTTTGGTAACAACGTGTTTGGTGTACAGCCTGATGAATACGAAGATATTCGTGTTAAGTATAGAATTTGTTCAGGAGCTGAAGCAAACGGCGCAAGCGTATTCACAATTCAAATTACTTCAACAGGTACAACTGAAGTTGAAACAATACAGGCGGCACTCGGCGGTGCAGACTCAGAGTCATTAGAAAAAATCCGTTACTTTGCTCCTAAGGCTTTACAAATTCAGGAGAGAGCTGTAACAACTTCTGATTATGAAGTATTACTTAAACAGCAATTTCCAGAAATTAAAGCAGTGTCAGCATACGGTGGAGAAAATTTAAATCCTCCACAATTTGGCCGTGTTGCGATTTCAGTTTATTTAGGAGAAGCTGAAGAAACCTTATCAAATACTTTGGTAAATACGTATCTTGATTATTTGTCAGATAAGACTCCATTAGCTATTGAACCAACATTTGTTCCATCTGAATTTGTGTATGGTAAAATTGCTGTTCGTGTCAATTATAATCCAAAGCTTACTACAAAAAATTCTGATTTTATTGCGCAGTTGGTTAGAGACACAATACAGGCCTACTCAGAAGGAACATTAGATAACTTTAATACTACCCTAAGGCTATCAAACCTGTCCTCTAACATCGATGCAGCTGACGTATCTATAACTTCAAACGCTATGACGGCGAAGCCGATTATTGAATACACACCAGATCTTAATATCAAATCTAATCCTATATTTAAATTTGGTACACCATTAGTAAGGCCATATCCGTTCCGTGAAACGAATGGATTTTCAGAATATAAACCATCTATTGTAAGTGGACAATTTTCAGTAGATAATGTTTGTGTATACTTACAGGATGATGGCATCGGAAACATGCAATTAGTTACTAGTGATCTTTCTAATCCACAAATTATTGATCCAACTGCCGGTACTGTTGACTATGATGCAGGCGATGTAAAACTAATTAATTTTAGAACCGACGGATTTACTGGCTCTGCTATTCAATTTATTGCCACAACTGTTTACGATGACATTGCTGCGCCAAAAGGTAGAATTTTTGCAATCCGCGACGACGACGTAGAAGTAACATTAAGAGAGACTGAATAAAATGGTCGGTTATAATAATCAAAAAGAGTTAATTGAAAAAAAGATTGCCTTCAAGGTTAATAGTATGTGGCCTGCGATTTATCGTGATGAAGGCGCTGAACTTGTTCAACTTGTAAAAGATTATTATGAATTCTTAGAAACAGAATACAACCAAAGCCATTATAACAATCGGCGAATGTACGAATACCGTGACATATCAACTACGTTAGCGAGTATGATTATACATTTCCAAAAAGCATTCCTTGCGGACTTGCCATTGTTGGATGATACAACAGTAAGAATTGTAATTAAAAATATCATGGACCTTTACAGAAGAAAAGGTACTCGTGGTGGTATTGTTGTATTCTTTAGACTATTTTATCAAGAGTACGCAGAAGTTGTATATCCGTCTAAATATATGTTCAAGCCATCTGACTCAACATGGAAAACCGGTTCGTATTTAGAAATGTTTCCAAACGATAACGTTTTTGTATCAAACAGCGGTCTTAGCTATACTTATGAAAATTTACTTTCACGAAATATTAAAGGTTCTGTATCAGGTGCCAAAGCAGTTGTTGATAAAATTAACTTTATTATTAAAAATAAAACCATCTATGCGGTTATTTACTTAAATAATATAAAAGGACAGTTTCAAAAATTTGATGATATCCTAGCAAGAATTGCCGGTGAAGATGTTAGCTTTGGAAAAATTGGTGGATCGTTAAATGCAATTCAACCAATTGATGAAGCCTATGGTGGTACAACAGGAAATAAAGTTGGAGACGTTTATAACGTAAGAAGTAGTTATGGATCTGGTGGTAAAGTTTTAGTAACTGATGTATCTGCACAGCAAACTGGTATAATAAAATATGAATTGACAGACGGCGGATTTGGCTATACAATAGAAGGCACAAGGCTTATAGTTTCAAATCAAGTAATTGTTTTTGATAACCCAAATTTTATATTTGAACCTGACTTAAGAATTGAACAACCATCTACTTCCGCGCTAGCAACAGTTATTGGACAGAACTCTGTTGTGGCTGGAGTTAAATTAGATATTGGCTCCGCCGAATTTGAAGACTCTTCGTTTATTCAAACAGTTCAAGCTACAGATCCTCTTAAATCAGTAAAGCTTATTCCTGCGTCTGAGACTGCGTTATATAACGCAACATATACAATAATAGAAGGTATGCAACGCGCTGCAAATGGGCAACAGCCAGAACTTACAAACTTTACCCCAATTGTTGGAACACGTCAACTCGGTGATGTAAACAATGACTCTTTCGTTAACCAATTAGATGTAGATAATATAACAGCATATTTTGATGGTACATTAACAGATGAAGCTACGATTGAATGGATTGAACGAGACTTTAAAATAAGACTTACGCAGAATCCTCTTTACGATGCTTATCCTGCATACAAAGTATATTTTAACGCAGTGTCTGCAAAAAATGACAGTTCTCCTGGCCCACTATATCCTGACACTCTTAACACCGCTGACGTTAAAGTAGAAAGTTTATCTAATATTGAAAACATCAGCTTGATTACCGATCTTATTAGTGACTTCCTTAGTGTGCCACTCAATTCAAGTAATTATAATACCGTCCCGCCTGCAATTCAAGCAATGTCAGGTACTGCAGATCCAGTAACTCTTGCAACTCCATTAAATGAAGCGTTTGATTTAACGCCATTTAATATTGGAGTTATTGACGCGTTTGAAAATGTAAATCCAGGAAACGATTATGTTAACGATGTATTTGCATTAGTACAAGACTCAACGATGATTCCATTTGCAAGATACGAGCAAATTATTATTCTTTCAAATATAACCGCGGCGTTTTCAGTTGGTGATATTATTACACAAGAAACGTCTGGCGTGGTTGGTAAAATTACCGGAGTTAATAGTGGAGAAAAATTTATTAAAGTAACGCCGTATGCTTATTACGGGTTTAACTCCACAAACGATATTTTATTCAGAGGAAATAATTATCCTATCCTTGCATCAGAACGAGATTACACTTCTAAAGTAATTGGTGCCAATGCTGATATGAATGCTAAGACTATATTTGAGGATGGCAGGATTGCCGGCGTAAAGGTTATTAATTCAGGATTTGCATATCCGGATGGAGAAGTAATCTTCATAGTAGATGATGATAATAACATTCAGGCGAGAGGTACTGCCCAGGCTGTAACGGAAGGTATTACAGAAGGTTTCTGGGGACAACTTAATTCTCATGTTAATGGCTACACAAGTACAGTAGCTGAAAACGGCGCTGATGTTTACTACGAAGGTCAAATGAGAATACAAGATAGTGATTTCTATCAAGAGTACTCGTATGATATTAAATCTTCAGTATCACAAGAAAGATATCGTGGTTCATTAAATAAAAATGTTCACCTTGCAGGTACAAAGCAATTTGGTTCATTCTTATATCAGAAAAAACAAAACAGTGGTATCGCACAAAGATTTTATCATAATGTTAAAAACGATTATCTGCTCGGCGGTATTGATGTTGTCGGACCAGGCCAGGATACATCAGGTCAAGGCGGAACAATTACAATGGACACTACTGGGTATACCTCTGATAGTACGATTTTACGTGCGGACCTCGTGAGATAAAATAAACGGATAAATAACTAAAACACTTAGGAGCTAATAATGGCAAAGCAAACAATTGGTGTAGGGCTAGCGGCTAATGATGGTGGCGGGGATCCGTTACGATCAGCCTTCGTCAAAGTTAACGAAAACTTTACAGAACTTTATAATTCAACTGCCACAATACCCACAGCGCTTACAGATTTGGGAATAACAGACGGAACTAGCGGTCAAGTTTTAACAACTGATGGCGCAGGCGCGTTTACTTTTAGTACCGTATCAGGTGGAGGCGGTGGCGCAACTACATTGGGCGCATTAACCGATGTTAGTGCTACAGCACCTACTACAGGTCAAGTATTAAAATGGTCTGGTACTCAGTGGGCTCCAGATACAGACGCAACTGCAAGTGGTGGTAGCGGAATTGCTCTAACTGATTTGAGTGTTGCAGCTGAGCCGTCGGCATCAGGAAATGGCAGCCTTGCTTATAATAACGGAACAGGTATATTTACATATACTCCTCCGGTTATTCCAGCTGACTTAAACGATTTAGGAATATCAGACGGAACTAACGGTCAAGTTTTAACAACTGATGGTGCAGGTACCTACTCATTTACAGATGTGTCAGGCGGCGGCGGTGGAGGTTCCTCGACCTTTAATGCATTAACAGAAATTGCGTTGGCTGATCTTGATGTTCATGATATTGCCTTGCAGGCCAAAACAAAGTATATTGTAACTCATAGCGGTAGCTCATCTTATAAATTTGATACTCACGGGCAAACTGATAATCCAACAATTTATGTTAGAGCTGGAGAAACCATTGGATGGGATTTAACATCAACATCCGGAGCGCATCCATTTGAAATTAGAGACAATACTAATAGTGCTTATAATATTGGTTTAAGACATTACGCGTTTGACGGAACTAAATCTGAAGGTCTTAGCGCGCAAGGAAAAACATCAGGAACTCTTTATTGGAAAGTACCTAACACTCTTAGTGGTACATACAAATATATTTGTACTAGCCATCCAAATATGGTAGGCGATATTATAGTTGAGGCAGAAGCTGGTACAGGTGGTCTGAATACACGCGTTTCTACAAACACTCTTAACGGAGGAATGATTGCAACGCAAACTGCAAACTTTGATCTTGCGGCGGCAAAAACATTTGTTCTATATTCAATTGAAGTATCAGACGCAGCCTGGGTAAGGTTATACACTGACGCTGCATCAAGAACGGCGGATGCTTCGAGATTAAGAGGTAACGACCCAGCGCCTGACGCAGGAGTTATTGCCGAAGTAATTACCACAGGGAGCGAAGTTGTTAATTTTGCTCCAGCAGTTATTGGTTATTGCACCACAGGCAATACACTTCCGGCCGCAATCACAAACGACACTGGCGTAACTTCAAATATTCGTGTTACGATAACGCACTTAAGCTTAGAGGCATAATATGGAAGATCCAACTCTTGAATGGATTATCACTCTTCATAATCATGAAGACTTAGAAGATTTCTATAATGATATGGAAACTCCTGGCGGAAATCTGTTTATTCCAGACAGAGCAGTTGGCGTTGAAAAAAGAAGATCAATTAGTCGTAACACTCATTACATGTTGACGCCAGCTGAAGCTGCACTTGTTAAACAAGATGAACGTGTTTGGGATGTTGACATGGCGGACATGATTGAAAATCGCCCAACATACGAGTTTTTAGGTAATTTTAATAAAACAACTTCAGGAGATGCAAATCATATCAACTGGGGTATATTAAGACATACGATAGAAGACAATTTGTCAGACTGGGGTCTTCCTGGAACATCAAATAAAATACGTGATGTAAATATAACAGCATCAGGAAAGAATGTTGATGTTGTAATTTTTGATGGACACTTTGACCCTTCCCACCCAGAATTTGCAGCGCCTGATACATTAATTAGTCAATATACTAATGGCGCTCTTACAAACGACTCATCTAACGGAGCAGTATTTGATAGATCAATTACAGTTCGTGGAATTAAATGTGTTATTGCTGGCGCAGTAGGTGGGCAAACCGCCGTACCTGATGCCTGGGCGCTTAAAACAGCAAAAGCTATTACATTACTTATTGACCCAACATATCCTTTAATTAATAAAAGTCAACAAATTAAACTTATTAAAACATTAGAAGGTGCAGCAGGAACTACCCACGCAGGATTACCTACGGCACAAAGAGTTGCTTGGGGTGGTGGTGCTTCATATTCACCAAACTTTTTAACAGACTCAGGTGCTGCTCAATATTCAGGTTATCAAAACTTTTTAAATAATAATGTTATGGACGATATGGTATGGTATAGAAATACATCAGGACCAAATCCGCCAACGAGTGATAGAGACATTGAAGAAATTATTGAACACTTGTTCCATACAATTCATAACTTTGGTATTCCAGGTGCAGTTCCTGGAAGTGAAACAGAAGTTCCTATGCAATCTTTAGGACCGATACTTGAAGGCAATCCTAGTTTTTCTTGGACAACTACAGAATTACACCTTGCAATGAAAGAAGCAATTGATGCATCTTTGTATGATCCATCTGGTTATTCTACAGATTGGGCAACAGATGCTGATGCAGCTATGGTTGCATATAAAGAATATACTTATTTAGTTAATTGGTCAATGTGGGATATGAGTCAATTCTGGGAAAACGAAAGTCTTGAAACTGAATGGTCTGATACGTTAAAAACACCGGCAGGTATGTTAGCAAATAACCCGTTGGGTCATGCACTATTTAAAAAATACTTTGAGCCAGTTTTAAGTAAACCTGATTTTGTAGTATTACAAGATATTTTTAGAGATAATGACGCCGGCCCAGATTATTATTTTGCGCAAACAAACGGTGCTTCTAGAGTTAAACAAGTTAATTGGTTCCAAAACGATATTGGTTCAGGAACTGGCACTTACGTCTATACTCCATATATTGATGCTGCTTACGCAGATAACAACGGCGACGGAGTTCCAGATCGTACCGATGACAACAATCACGGATGCCACGTAGCTGGTACAGTTGCCGGAAATAAACAAGGATGGGCTCGTGATGCAAACATTTATAACATCAGTATTTATGGCACAAACCAAAACTTCGGAACAAATGGTTTAAGTTCATCTACTTATTGGGATTACGTACGTGCATGGCATAATGCTAAGACGGTAAACCCTGCAACTGGTAGAAAAAATCCTACAATCACAAATCATAGTTATGGGTCATCCCAAACGCTTCGAGCGTATACTGGAAGTAGTGGGGCGGTTTACAGCCTCCCTGAAAAAATAGAATATAGAGGAACTGAATACGATAAAGGAAGTGCTTTAGTTGAGACTGATTATACATCTCGTGGTATATACACAACCGACGATACGCCAACAGTTCAGGCATATTTTACATCAAGGTTTGCAGATATTCAAGATGCAATAGATGATGGGATTATTGTTGTAGCCGCGGCCGGAAACGATCGTAATAAAATTACTAACAGTACTGACCAAGATTATAATAACAAAGTATATTGGCCTTATACGTTTTTTGGATTTGACTATGAAGCGACAGTTTACACTCATAGAGGTACAGGTTCTGCAGCTGGTAAACCAGAAGTAATTGTTGTTGGAGCAATGAGTAATGACACTGACGAAAAGAAAGCAGAATTTTCAAACACAGGTACTCAAGTTGATATCTATGCAGCCGGTGAAACAATTCAAAGTTCGCTAAATACAAATCAGTACGCATCTTATGGGCCATATACTGACTCAAGAGATAGTAATTACGAAGGCGCAAAATATTACGGAACATCTATGGCTAGCCCGCAAGCAGCTGGTGTTTTGGCTATCTTAGCTGAAAGTTGGCCAAACATGACTCAGGCCGAGGCACAGCAATGGATAATTGATAATGCTTCCGACGATAAGATGTTTGATAGCGGAGCTGACAACCCAATGGACTTAACAAGTTTACAAGGCGGCCCAAATAAAATATTAAGATGGATTAACCAAAGACCTGAAGAAGGTTTTGCATATCCACAAAGAAATTTTAAACCACGCCCAACCACAGGCGCAGTTTATCCTCGAACTAAAATTAGAAAAAGAGGCTAAAATTGTATATAAATATTAAGAAAGAGTGGAAGTGACATGACAGAAATTCTAACTACAAAATATAAAACAGATTTGCTAAGATTATTTTATAATGATTTAGCATCTAATGAATTCTATGTTTTTGTTTCTTCGCTTACAACAGATCCAACTTCACGGGTTTCAGCGGCTAATACTAAAGTTTCAGAAATACAATTTTTAGATAATGTTTTATTCGGTAAAAAGATTTTAACATCTGATACCAAATTTATGATTAAATATTATCCGTGGCAAGAAGGCCAAGTATTTGTTCAATACGATGACAATACAGATTTAGAAGACCAAAAGTTTTTCGCAACTGTTGGACCAAACGTTAATGACACTGGCGATTATAGAATTTATAAATGTTTAAATAATAACAACGGTGCTAAAGTTACAAGTCCTCCACCTTTTGTTGCATCAGACGCGAATCAGATTTATGAAACAGCAGATGGTTATGTTTGGAAATATATGTTTGCTTTAACTCAATCGGATTTTGAAGCATACAACGCTATTGGCTATATTCCAATCGGCGGTGCCTTTGAGGTAGATCCAGTTGCGTCTAACCCGTCTAATTTTACAGGGTCTGTAGTTGACCAAATCTTAATTACAAACATAGAAGCCAACCAAGGATATTTTAGTGTTACGGGAATGAATGTTGCCGAAGCACCTGATAACGCTGGCTTAATTATTTGCGATGATAATTCTTTATCTGAAATTGCAAACTATTATGCAGGAATGACTTTATATGTAACTGACGGAAACGGCGTTTCGTATGTCAGAAGAATTACTTCATATAATTATAATTCCATTGACGAAACCGGCGAATTCACTGTTGTATTAGATACAGATAATCCACGTCTTCCTGGCGCTGCAAAAAATGGAACGGCGGCTGTGTATCCTAGAATTGAAGTTACAGGTGATGGAACAGGAGCAACCGCTATCCCGGTAATAAACAATAATGGAACCATTACAAAAATTAGAATGATTAACGCAGGTAGTGATTATACTCGTGCAAGTGCTGAAATTATAGATCCACTATACGATTTTGATCCTGAGTCAGAAGCAAGCATTGAAGTACGCGCAACCCTTCGCCCAATATTATCTCCAAGGGGTGGTCATGGATCAAACCCAGTGGATGAATTTAAATGTAAACATATTCTTCTTTACGGTTATGTTACAGAAGCAGATAACAATGCAATTGGTGCAACAGGTAGTTATTCACAACTTGGTATTATCAAAGATCCTGAGTTTGATGCTATTTTATATCCTACAGACGGTCCAAATATTTTTGACAACAGACTTGCGATTGTTACTAACGATATTGCAAAGGCTGTATCCGCTGGAACTGTATTAGAGCAAATAGATGTCAATAACGAAGTAATATTTAGTGCTACCGTTCATGAACTTGATTACTCTGCAAACACAATATATCTTGATGGGTATATGGGACCTTATGCAAATCAGCCTGGATCTGATATTGCACTTAGTGAACTTTATCCGTTAACGACTCCAACAGGTCAGACAATTAATATAAATACACCAGTAGCAGATAATATAACCGAATCAGCGTATAAACAAAGAACCGGAGAAGTGTACTTCATGGAAGATTTATTTCCTCTTACACGTAACAACTCCTCCCGTGAAGAGTACAAACTCGTGCTAGAATTTTAAGGAATTAAGATAGATGCCTATTAACACAGATTTAAATATATCACCTTATTATGATGACTATGATATAGAAAATCAATTCTATAAGGTTTTGTTTAAACCGGCGTATGCGGTTCAGGCTCGTGAGCTTACACAATTGCAAACGATATTGCAAAACCAAATTGAACAGTTTGGCGATAATATATTTAAAGAAGGTAGCATCATTAAAGGTTCTACTTTTACAAATCTTAACGATTTAAAATATGTTAAGCTAAATAACAAAACCGGGTTTGATCCTGAGCTGTATAAACCAGTAACTGTCGTTGAAGACATAAGCGGTGTTGATACTGAAGTTGATATTATATATCAAGTAGAAGGTTTGATTAACGGACTTAAAGCTAATATTATTTCAGCACAAATCGGTTACGAAACGCGGCCACCTGATCTTAATACTTTTTGGGTTAATTATTTAAACGCTAATGAAGCTGTTGCAAACGTAGACTACAGAAAAGTGTTTCAGGAAGGCGAAGAATTAAATATTATTCGCTACAAATTTGTTGGTGGACAACCACACCCAACAGCGCCTGGGCCAGATATTGTTCAAACTTGTAACGTAACAGATCAAGTAAATGCAACAGGAAACGCGTTTGGTATACAAAGTGCTCCTGGTATTGTTTTCCAAAAAGGTCATTTTCTTTTTACAAGCACGCAAACTTTAATTGTTGAAAAATATTCAAACGCTCCTAATGATGTTTCAGTAGGATATAAGGTTCAAGAAGAGCTTATTGATTCATTAGGTGATAGTAATCTGTTTGATAACGCATTAGGATCTAAAAACTATAATGCTCCTGGCGCTGACAGATTAAAGTTAACTCCTATTCTTACAGTGCTTCCAACAGCGACTGCTAATTCTGATAAAGACTTCTTTACTCTTATTCGTTATCAAAACGGTGATGCGGTACTTCTCAGAGATGTATCTCAATATAACGTAATCGGCGAAGAAATGGCCAAGCGTACGTATGAAGAATCAGGTAACTATGTCGTAGAAAAATTTAATGTTGTTCCTGACCGTAGAAACGGCGATCTTACAATGCTTGTTAATCCAGGTGTTGCATATGTTAAAGGACACCGTGTAGAAAATAAAGGTCAGCAAGATTTTAGAATTGACCCGGTAACAACAACTGAAACTACAGAAGCGCAGCCTATTAACCAATCTTATGGTGGGTATGTAGACATTGTTGCGTTTGGCGGTACAAATACAAGTATCCCTGATATTGATAACGCAACATATGATTTACAAGACGCCTCTAACGTTGATATTGGCACAGCATGGGTTAGAAATATAACTCCTACAAAAATATATCTTTCAGGTATCAATATGGTTACTCCTGGAAAAACATTTGCTGATGTAAAATATATTCAAACCGGTAGCGGTAACGGAGATCATATTGAAATTGCAGAAGGATCTGTTTTTAAAGATGCAGATCGCTTTCCTGCGATTTTTGACACTGGTACATACAGTTTAGAATCAACTGAAAATATTACTATCGTAAAACGTTTAAAAGAATTAAAATCACCTGCAAGTACAACATCTATGCAGATTACAATTTTGAATACGGCGGATGAAAACTTTGATTGTAATAACGATGACATTCTGATTATACAAAGCGATGGCACACTGCATACAGTAACAAACGTAGTTGTAAATGTTAATAATAGTGTTCTCACAATTACTACATCAACAAATATGACTAACACTTGCTATGTTTACTATAATAAAAGATTTACAGCAATCCCTTACGCAAAATCAGTTGCCACGCCATATATTAAAACAACATATAACCCAGCTGATGCAAACCAAAAATGGGCATTAGGTTTCCCTGATGTGTTTGAAATCAAAAGCATTGTTGATGTAAACGGCAAAGAATGGAAAAACAGTTTCCGTTTAAAACCAAACCAAAAAGATACTCATTATGGCAAAAGTTATTACGAACATGTTGCTGGCAGACCAAAACCAGCGTCAGGAACTTTAACTGTTCATTTGGGAGTATTTGAAGTTAATCCTAATGATGATTATTTCTTTACTATTGACAGTTACCCAATTGATAACAGCGCAACTCCAGCCTCTGGGTTTATAAACACAAATAGAATTCCAGTTTATACATCATCGAGCGGTAGGCGTTACAACCTAAGAGAATGTTTTGATTTTAGACCATACGTAAATAAAGTTGCTGGTTGTGATTATACTGATACTATTGGTACGGCCGAAACTCTTTCTATTCATACTGAAAGTGCTACAGGTTTAAACACTGTTAGTCTTGGAACTCTTATTACGCCAGCAAACGATAATACTGCTGAAGCAGACATGGATTATTATCTTTCAAGAATAGACCATATTACAGTAGATACGTATGGGCAGTATGCAGTAATTAAAGGTACTGAAGAAGAAAACCCACGCCCTGCTAAAATTGATCCAAACCAATTAGTTATTTCAACTGTTTCAATTCCTGGTTTTCCAGCTTTAACTCCTAAAGAAGCTGCGCAGCAAGGTAAAAATTATTATGCGGTTACAGCTAGAGCAAATGGTGTTAAAAATTACACCATGAAAGATATTCAAAGAATTGATAATAAAATTCAAGCTATTGAGTATCAAGTATTACTTAGCCAATTAGAAAGTGAAGTACAAAATCTTAATATTCTTGATGAAAATGGATTGACAAGATTTAAAAATGGTTATATAGTTGAACCATTCAAAGATCTTCAACTTGCAAATTTAGAAGATACTAATTTTAATGCGTCTGTGCCATTTGATAAAGAAATATTAGCGCCAGCAGTACGTACTTTTCCATTAGATCTTAAATTAAAATCAAATACAAATGCAACTATCTTCCCTGATACTGCAAGCCCTGAAGTTGCAACATTAAGTAGAAACTCTCATGTTTCTTTAATATCTCAAACGTTTGCAACAGGATTTAGAAACGCTGTAAGTAACTTTTATAAGTATAGCGGTGTTGGAAGATTATCGCCAGACCATGATGGTGTACATGATACTGTTGCAGATCCAATCAATATTGTTTCTGATTTTTCAGCACCATTTAATAACTTTTTAGAAAATCTACAAGAGTTCTTACCATTAACAGGAACCGAAGTAACGACATTCCAAAAACAAATTGGTAATGCTGCGCAATGGTTCCCAAGTACAGTAACAAGAACAAAAACATCAACATTAGTTATGAACGAAGGTACTTCTCAAAACTTTAGTGCCGGTGACATGGTTTCAAATTTCCACTTTGAACCATATATGAGATCACGAGATGTTAATGTATATATGTCAGGCTTACGTCCTAACACAAGGCATTACTTCTTTTTTGATGGAGTATCTGTTGATGCCTATGTTATGCCGGGTACAGAAGTTGATTCGGCAAGAGAAGTTGAAAGATTTGGTGTAAAAGGTGCAGAAGTTAAAACAGACGCAAACGGTGTTTTAAGAGCTGTATTTAATGTTCCTGCAGAAACATTCTTTGTCGGTGATAGAGAATTAGAAGTCGTTGACGTAAATCAATATGCAAGCATTGATTCATCATCGACATCTTACGGTTCTTTAATGTATCACGCATTTAATATTAATGTTGAAAAAACAAACATAACAGGATCTGTTCGCATTCCTTCGTTTGATATTAACACAACTACAACTGAAAGAAACGGTCCGCGCCGCGCAAGACCACGTGAAAGAAATAATGACCGAAATAATGATCCTTTGGCACAAACATTCTTTATTAAGGAAGGAATGGGTAAAGGTTCTGGATCAGTATTTGCTTCAAAAGTTGATTTATATTTTAAAAAGAAAAGCTCAACAAACGGCGTTAACGTTGAATTAAGAGAAGTGGTTAATGGATATCCATCAGCGCATATCATTCCGTTTTCGCAAGTTCATTTAACACCTGCACAAGTAAGCGTAACTGAAAATGCATCTACCGCAACGACTGTTGATTTTGAAGCGCCAGTTAGACTTGACGTGGAAAAAGAATACGCAGTTGTAATTAAGCCAGACGCAAATGATCCAAACTATTTGGTATTTACTTCAAAGGTTGGCCAAACCGATCTTACTCCAGGTAATGTAGGAGCCGCAGTTGTTCAAGACTGGGGTGATGGTGTATTATTTACATCTACAAACAACCGTGCTTGGAAATCGTATCAAGATGAAGATATTAAGTTTAATTTATATCGCCACGATTTCAACGCCTCTACTGGTTCTGTTGTACTTTCTCCTGAAGATCTTGAATTCTTTAGCATATCAGACCGTGATGGTGAATTCCTGGCCGGTGAAAAAGTATTCCAGCAAAAGGCATTATCTGGCGCCACTATTGCAACAGTAAGTGGTACACTTGGCAGTGACTTTGTAACAGGTACCGCCGTCAATGAAACTTATGCTGCTGGTATGTCTGTAATTATTAAAGATAGTACAAATACGTTTAGAGATATATTTAAAATTGCGTCAGTTGATAGCGCAACACAAGTTACTTTAAATAAAAAATTGCCTTTTGTAGTTACAAGTGGAACAATGCTTCCTTGCGTTGACGGATCAGTTAATTACTTCAACATATTTTCAGATGAAGTACTATACTTAAGAAAAAGTACAGCGGATGCAACTTTGCAATTCCAAGGTGTTGATGTTACTTTAAGTAGTTCACTTAGTGCAATTGAAGGATTAGATAGTCGAGCAACTGCGGTAATTGATTCTGTTGATAATATCAATGTTAGTTACGTTCAGCCAATGATTTTAAAATCAAACGATGCAATCACAACAACTACATTGGCTGGTCAATTTAATGACCCTGCTAATAGTTTGCAGAACTATAATCTTCCTATGAAGTTTGCAGATAATAATTACTTCAACAAAAAAGGTAATTTGCTTTATAGTAAATCAAATGACACTGGAAACACTAAGCCGTTTGATCTTACAATAAACATGGCAAATAAATCCAATTCCACTTCAACACCGATTGTTGATTTGGAAACTGCATCGTTAATTGCATATCAATATAAGAGTACAAATTCAGCGGATACAACTTGTAAATATATTTCTAAAACTATAGAATTAAAAGAGAGTTTAGATGCTGAAGATTTCAACGTAATCTTAACAGGATATAGACCAAACGGAACAGATATTAAAGTTTATATTAGACCTATTAATGCTCATGACTATACAGATGAAGCGTCAATTGGCTGGATTGAATTAGAATTGTATGAAGGGCTAAACTTATTTTCATCGTCTTCAAACATCAATGATTATAAAGAATTTAGTTATAGAGTACCTTCTGCAAATCTAGATGGCGGGGTGCTTACATATTCTACCGCGCTTGGCGAATATCTAGGATTTAGAAAATTTGCTGTAAGAATTGACTTGTTATCTTCAAATAATTATCAAGTACCATACGTGGCTGACTATAGAGGAATAGCATTAACATGATGCTTGAGCGAGATAAACATTCTAATGCAATCATTAACTCTGACGTGAATGCTCTTAATAAATATAAACAAGATAGAGCTTTACACAGAAAAGTCGACGCGCTCTCGAAAGAAGTTGCAGAAATTAAACAAACTCTTACACGCGTTTGTGAGACATTAGACAAAACAGAGAATTGGTAAGATGGCAAAACCTGGATTAGTACAAATTAACACCACGCAAACGTTTCAGAATTGGTTAGATAAAACCAACGAAATGGTTGACTTATTTCAAACATCGGTAGTCACGGCATCAGCATTAGGTGATACTACTGTAGGAGACGCTGCATTAGCAGGAGATTTTACTGCTGCTAATATTATTGCTGATACTCAAATGAAAACAGATAGTTTGGCGCCGTATTCTCCTGGAGCAGTTATTGGAATTAATGGAGAAATAAGTGTAGTTTCAGCAACTGAAAAAGTAGCTGCAACTCTTACTCACGCAGCCGATGGACCAACTTTACGATTTACTGATTCTACAATATCATGGGATATTGGATTTAAAGATAACAGTACTAATAACTTTCTTATTAATACAGGAATAGGAGCGTCAAAGTTTGAATTAACTCCAACTGGTACTCTTACTGTTCCAAACCTAAATGTGACTGAAAGTTTTTCAACAACCGGAGACGTTACTGCAAACAACGTCTTTGCAACGAATGACGTTATAACTAAGTATACCACCTCTGATGAAAGATTAAAAGATAACATAATCAAGATTGAAAATCCATTAGAAAAAATGGATGAAATAAATGGATACACCTTTAACTATAAAGACAGCGGCGAAGTTGCAACCGGAGTTATTGCACAAGAAATAGAAAAAGTACTCCCGGGCGTTGTTTACGATGTTCATTCTGACAACGGCGAAACGTATAAAGCCGTTAGGTATGGTAACATTGTTGGGCTTTTAATTGAAGCAATAAAAGAATTAAAGGTAGAAGTAGAGGATTTGAAAAATGGTAAACTGGTCGACCCTCCCAAATAACGGTACTAACGGCGAAAACTCTTTGTCTCTTCAAGACATCGAAGATGAGTTCGGTGGAGATGGTGACGACATTGAATTATCATTTTATTATAACGGCGGGGCATATGTTCCTGACGTTGCTTGGAACTATGCAATCCCAAATCTTTATAACAACACCGGTAATTTCAAAGATCCTCTAGACCCACTAAGTTTTAATGCCTTCTATGGCGCTGTCTGGGGAACTTTTGTTAATTTCACGATGGCCGGTGGCGGTGGAGGCGGCGGCGCCGGTAGTTCTGCCGGACGTGGATCTAACAACATAGGGAACGGGTCTGCAGGCGGCACTTCTACTGTTTCAATGGACACCAATTCGGGTTTTGGTGGAACCGCGGCTGGTGGCGCTGGCGGTTTACATGGTGACTCGGCTAATTTTGAAGGAACAGCAGGCGGAGGTAGTATCTTTGGAAACGGCGGTCAGGCTACACCTGAAAACACCAACGGCAGTAATGGCGCGGGCGGTGGAGCCGCTGGTAGCGGTGGCGGTGGAGACCGAGATAGCGGTAAAGGTGATAATATTGGATATGGCGGTACTGGTGGTACTGGCGGAGCAACGCTTGAAGGCGGATCACCATTTCCACCTGATATTAATAATAACAGATACAAATATAATAGCGTTATTAACTTTTCAGCTGGTAACGCTGGCGGCGGTGGCTCCGGTAGCTTTTCTACTGGCGGTAACGGCGTAAGAGGAAGACTTGCTATAACTTACGATGGCGATACATATTATTTAGGCGGGTCTGGTGAGCATGTCGTAGGTTCACTTGCGGACATTGATGATGTTCCTTAGACAGTATTGATATTTTTTGGAGATTTTTTTTAATGTCAAACACAAGTAATTATTTAAGAAGATGGGTTGAAGATGTAGTTGGTGACACTACAACTATTATTGCTGACGATGTTGAAGATGCCTGCTATTTATGTATTGTTAGAAAAACTAACGGTGTTGATAAAAAAACATGGGGCTATGTAACATCTGGATCTAACGTTGATATGTTCCATAAGTTATTAACAGATAATGGTGTTACGTTAACAACCACTATTAGAAATTTTATTAATCAATGCTCGGCTCCAAAAGGTTCAAGGATTGTTGTTGATACAAAATCGTTTGAAGGTGATAAATCTCAATTGTGCTGGGGTGTTACTTTTAGAAGGCAAGAAGATATCTTTTTCTATGATAGGTGGAATTACTCTCCATATATTACAGATGAAAATGTTCCGTTGCGTGGAGGCATTAAATTCGTATACGATTTAACTCAAGATAAGTTTGTCACTCTTAAAATTTATGAGGGTACAGCGCATGATACCGTTGAAAATCCAAATGTTATTTTTAGTGTTGCCGATGATGACAGCTTAACAGTTGTTGATGAACAGATGTGTGGACACTTAAGCTTAGAGCACGATCTTGCATCTATAGCCGATGTTCCTGCACCTTACAATTCTCGTTTTGCAGATGAAATACCAATTGCAATTGCTTTAAGAGACGAGGCAAAAAATGCGAATGGTACAACGTTAGCATTAAAATTAGCTGAAAGAGGTTCACGAACTCAAGGATATTTCTATTCTGGATTTTTAAGAAGGAAAATTCATCCTGACGAAAATAAGATACCACTTTTTCCCGCCTTATCATAACAAAAAGGCTTTTCGGATAAATAGGTTCGAAGTACCTTTATAAATAAAAATAAAAGAAAAATAGGATAATCTCGTATGTCAAAGATTTCAGAATTAGGTCCGATTACAGGCGCCAATACTAGAAGCGAAGACCTTTTTGTTATTGTTAACTTAGTACAAGGCGATGACGGTACAAAGAACATTAGTCGTTATGAACTTGTAGAGGCAATCCAATATGAAGTGTTTACAAGGATAAACATTACTGGTGGTACAATTTCAGGTACTATTCAGACTAACAACATTATGAACGAAAACGTTATGAATGATAACGAGTTCAATGATGGTACCATTAACCAATCAACATTATTTGACGTTACGATAATTGGCGCAACCGCCAACGCAATGATAATTACCGCGTCTGAATTTAATGACAGCACTGGTAATAACGACGTATTTACATATTCTACAATTGATAATTCGCAAATCTTAAATAGTACAGCGAACAACATAACTATGACTGCGTCTGCAATTACAGGTTCTGATTTCTCAGACGGAACTGGTAACAACAACGTCTTTACTAACACAACAGTAGAAAACATTACTATTGAAGGCGGTACTGCCAATAACCTAACAATGACTGCAATCACAATAGATAATGTTGTGATAACCGACGCGTTGATTTCAAACAGTGATATCCGCGATACAGATTTAGATAATGTTGTTATTACAAATTCACAATATGCAAATGGTACAGTTTATGATACTGTAGTATCTAACTCAACTATTGAAAATTCAAATATGATAAACGGTACAGGCAGTAACATTGTCTTTACCGATCTTACAATTTCTAATTCTGCAATTTCAACATCAGACTTTAGCGATGGCACTGGTAATAATAACATCTTTACCAATACAACTGTTGACCAAAGTTTAATTCAAAACTCAGTGATTGCCAACACCACATTTGAAGGCGCGCTGAACGATGTTGATATTACTAATGCAAGGATTTCAAGTACAACTTCTGATGGTCTTGGCCAAGTTAAGTCAACGATTGAAGATTCTATTGTTTCAAACTCAACTATTGAAGACTCAGATCTCGTTGACTTTGATATGGATCTCCGCAAAAAGTTTCAGCCTGAAATGGATGAAGACTCTTATTTTGCTATTAAAAACGCTAAGACTGGCGAAACTGAGCAAATCACATATCGTCAGTATTACGATGAACTTTCCAAATCAACAGAAAACGCATTAAAAGTATATGCTTCTGTTAGCGGTGATGATAACAACCCAGGAACGATTTTACAGCCAGTAAGAAACCTTAAAAGAGCTGCAGACATTGCTCTTGAAAAGGCAGGCGGATCATACGATCGTAATGATATTAATAACGCGGTTCACATTTCAGTTGGACCTGGTGTTTACTTTGTTGACGAACCAATTTCACTTCCTGATGATTGTGCTATGACTGCAGAAGCTGGTCAGTACGCAACTATTATTCGTAAGAAACCAGGTTGGGAAAGAACAAACGGTATTCAAGTTGGATCAGGTTGTTATGTTCAAGGTTTTGCATACATGAACTTTGAGGTTGACAACTTTGACTATCCTGAAGGCGGTTTTGCAATTGCATATCGCCCTGGTGCAAAACTGAGAAGATCTCCATATATTCGAGATAGTTCACAACTTTCAAACTTTAACCGTCTTGATGTTGAACCGCCTTTACAGCCATTTAACTCAAAAGGTACTATTGCTGACTTAGGTTTACAACTTATAATGGAACCAGGGCATAGTGCTGAAGCATTGTTTGCTGAAGACGATCAAGTTGAATTTTCAAACGGTGCAACAGGATTTGTTTCTTGGACAACTGATATTAATTCAGAGCGCGAACTTTATGTTCGTAACATTAAACCTTGGGGTTCTGTCAAAGCTGGCATGACCTTTATGACACAGCAAGGTGCAACAGGTACAATCCAAACAGTTGGTATTGATGACTTCCCTAACAGATTAGTTGGCCGTGGTGGCGGTTGTTTGCTCGCAGACAGAAGAGTTGTGGATCCTGACTCATTATATATTTACGTTCTTTGCTTCGGCTTTACTCCTCGTACACAAAACGGTATGGGTTATGTCGCTAGAGACGGCGCTGGTGTTAACGGGATTGGTTCATTGTCAATCTTTGTTCGTACTGCGTTCTATGCATTAAACGGCGGCCAGATGACCTTGAACAACTCAGGTACTCAGTTTGGCGATATCTCCATGAGATCAAAAGGTACAACTAATGTTGTTCAGCCATCTTCAACAAGTGCTACTTTACTCGGTAACACTGTGTTTGCTCAAGCGATTACTGATAATAAAGATGCAATTATTGAAGACATGGTAAGTTACTTGAATGCTAATACTGCAAACGGTGGTCTTGGTTATCAAGGATATGACTCAATGAAGTGCCGTAGGGATACTGGCATTATTATTGATAACGTAGGATTTGATGTTGCTCTTGATACAAACTATTGGGGTCGTCTGAACGGAATTACATATCAGTCGCCAATTTCGTATGTGGTTGTTGGCGAACAGCTTACCGAAACTGCAGGAGCAATTGAGCATCTTCAAGGAGATATTAACTATGCATTTAGAAATGCTGATGCAAGTGTTAATACTCGAGTCGACAGATCGCTTGACGAAACAATTAACATTCTTAACAACGGTGTAGAAAATCAAAGCGATCTTGTCTTTGCTGATACCGGTGTTGAAGCAAGAACAAATGCTCGTGAATTAATTCAAGATAACCGTGAACTTATTATTAAAGGAATGGTAGATTGGATTGATAATAACGATGAATTCTTTGCTTATGATAGTAATAAATGTCGTAGAGATATTCAAGAATATATTCTTCCAGCAACAAAGTGGGATATGGTTCTTGACACAAATTATAACTCAGTTACAGCAGGTAATGCGTATTACTTTAAACAGGCAAAAGTTTCAATTGAAAACCAAAGAGATGAAACTGTTGGCTCGTTTAAATATTTAAGAGACATAACTGATACATTAATTGATGGAAATACTGCATTAGGTTCTACAAGACTTTACGATAAATTTAATCAAGTCATTGACATTCTTGATAACAAAGGTGATAAGTTTACTCCAACAAATGCATCTTATGATGGTACAACTGGAGAGTTTATAATTACAATTGCGAACCACGGTTTGACCGTCGGTCGTTATGTTACTCTCATGGATAACAGCTTTAAGTTTACTTGTGAAGCTGATGGAAACACAACTGTTAAAATTCACCCAACAAAAGCTGACCCAGCATATCGCGCGTTGCTGCCAATTACCGCAGTGACAGCTAACACAATTACAATTAATGTTGGCGACGGCGGTGGATATAAAGGCGCACATACATTTGTGAGCGCAGAAAAAAGTTCAGTATCTGTTTTAGGTACTTCAATTACGTTTAGTGATGATGCTTCAATTTCAGAAGACAAGAGAAACGCTCGTAAGTTGTTACAAGCCAACAGAGATTACATCCAAGACTATATGATGACTTGGGCTGAAAACGAATGGTACTTCTACGATAGTAAAAAATGCCAGCGCGACACAAGCGAGTATATCTTACCAGCAGTTAAAAGAGATATGGTAACAGGTTCAACGTATAACGCAATCCAAGCTGGTTTTGCATATCGTACAGGAACTGGTAAATTCCTTATCGACAACCAATTGTCTGAAACTATCGGAGCGTTCTCTCACTTGAGAGACGAAGTGTTGGAAGATCTTACAGATCCGGTTGCAGAAAAACATGCAACTGACTCATTCAATACTCTTATTGATATTATGCAAAACTCAGGTAGAAAATATACTATCACGGATGCATCATACGATCCTGTAACCGGTGTTCAAGTATTAACAGTTGGTGATCATGACTTTGCAACTGGCGATGAATTCTTGATGGAAACCGGTGCTGTTACATTTAGTTGTGTTAACACTGCAACTAACGACACGGTTGAAATTGCACATCCAAGAACTACAGATCCATGGCATAAAACACCAATTACAATTACAGGTATAACTGATACCACTATTACTGCAAACGTCGGTAATGCAGGTGGATACACTGGAGCCCATACATTTGTAAGAGGATTACTCAACGGTGTACAAAAACAAGAACCACTGAATAACGCATTTACTCCAATTGACTCATCATATGATCCATTAACTGGTATTACAACGTTTGACTTTGGGGCAAGCCACGATTTCATAATCGGTGATACAATTATGATTGACCCAATGTCAGTAACATATAGTTGTGATAATGGAAATGGCGTTGAAGAAGCAACATATCCAAGACTTACAGATCCTGCATACAACGTTGCATTAACAATTACTGCAGTATCTGCAAACACAATTACAGTCAACACTGGTGATGGAAATGGTTACACAGGAGCTCATACTTTTGTAGGTTCTAAACCAAATGCAATTAAGAAAGCATCGTTCTATACTGGATCGTTTACTCCAATTGATGCAACATACAGCGCAAACACTGGACAGCTTGACGTTAAAATCGGTCAACACAGTTTACCTGTTGGCAGATGGATTAAAATCAAAGGAGAAGGAATTACCTTTACCTGCGATCATGATAATAATTTAACTGAACATGCGTATCCAAGAAGAACTGATCCAGCGTTTAAACAGATTGTTAGAATTACAGACGTATCTGACGAATGGATTACAGTTAACGTAGGAAACGGTGGAGCAGGTTATCAGTATTCTTCAAACACCGCTCATACCTTTGTATCATCTCTGCCAAATGCAATTGATACAAACGTTTCATACTTTACTGACGCGGCTAAGATTACAGATTGGCTTACACCAACAACTGCAACATACGACCCAGTAACAGGCGATATGGTTGCAACTGTTGCAAACCACGGCTTAACAACAGATGACCATGTTGAAATGAAACCACTTGGTATGACATTTAGTTGTGACCCAGGAACTGGAGTTGCAAACGACTCCAACCCAAGAATTGGTGAACCAAACTACGGTAAGCCACTCGCGGTAACTGCAACTACAACAAATACATTTACCTTTAACGTAGGTGGTGCAGGTACTTATACTGGTGCCCATACATTTGTAAGTGCTGAAGCCGGCGCAATTATGAAAGTTAGCTCAACAACCGAAGGCAGAAACGCCGCGGACCAATTGAGAGCAAACAAAGTATTCTTACAAAACGAAATTGGCGCATACATGGAAGCCAATTACTTTATATACAATAAAGATAAGTGTATGAGAGATACAGGCTATATCTTGAACGCAGTAGCAAGAGATATCGCAACTGGATCAAATGTCAACTCAATTTATGTAGGACAAGGATATCGTATTGGTACAGTAGGTGCTAATAACGTTATCAATAACCAGCTTACAGAAACTGTTGGCGCGATCACATGGCTCAAAAATAAAATTGCAACCGAAGTCTTAACAGATGCAACTGCAATTGCTCGCTCAAACGCCGCTTTTGATGATATCATTGATATTATGCAAAACGGTAACGCAAACTCAGATGCAATTGATTTTGGCGTACAAGCAACTGAGCTTGACGCATATCACGCAAGAGTTTCGTTACAAACAAATAAACAGTTTATCCAAGAAGAAGTTATTGGTTGGCTTGCAACAAACTACCCTGGATTTGTTTACGCATACGATGCTTGTAAGCGTGACTTAGGAGTATTCATTGATACTGTATCATACGATATTCAACACGGCGGTAATGCAGCTACAGTAAATAACACAAGACTGTATTTTGAAAATGCAATGCCAGTTTTGGCCGATGATGAAATTGTTCCAACTTCAGAAGCATATAACTTTATTGCTAATTTGGTAGGTCAAGTTATTCGTGGCGAAAATGTTATTGAGTTAACATCTAACACGGCACAAGTACTAACAGCTGAAGCATCCTATACACCAACTGACGCAACATATAATCCTGTAACTGGAATTATGGAAGTCACAATTGGTTCCCACACATTTGCTGAAGGTGACAGACTTTCAATTGACCCAGCAGGAATTACATTCAGTTGCGCATTCAACGGCGGCGGTAATGACTCGCATCCAAATGCAAATGATCCAAATTATAAAGGAACATTTATCGTAACTGCAAATACTGCGACTACTGTAACAGTGAATGCAGGTACGGCTGGAACAAATACAGATGCACATACATTTGTAAGCGCAACAGCTGATGCTGTAAGAGCTGCAAATATGCCTGAAGCTTATACACCAACTGATGTATTCTACGATCATATAACAGGTCGTATGACTATGACACTTGGAAACAGACATAGGTTTGCTGCCGGCGATTGGTTGATCTTTGACGAAGGCGCAATCACATTGTCTTGTAAAGATGCAAACGGTATTGTGTTCAACCTAGCGCATCCAAGACAGACAGACCCAGTATGGAATACACCTGTATATATTGACGAAGTTACCGCAGATACTATAACTTGTAACGTTGGCGCTGCAGGAGTTGATAAAGTACATACATTCGTAAGTGCTACAACAAATGGTGTAAGAAGGTCTATTCAACCTGCTGTGGCAAATAGAGCAGTTAAAATGTTTGAAGATATCGGTCAAACATTGCGTAACAATGATGGCGAAGTGGTTGCTGTTACTGAAGCAATCTTTACACTGCCAGCAACATATGGTATTGCGTTGATTGCTGATGCTGATAGAGTTTGGGGAAATAAAGCAAAATATCAAACTGAAATTATTGACCACATTACCGAAACATATAACGGCCTTGGTTACGATGTATCTAAATGTCCACGTGACGCAGGATATATTGTTGACGCGGTTGCAGAAGATATGGAATATGGTGGAAATGCTGCAACAGCATGGGCTGCCGCTTACTATTTTGAGAACGCAATCAACGTCTTACCTCTGTATCAAAGAGCACCAACTAAGGCGGCGTTTGAACATCTAGCAAACGTTGTAGAGGACATTATCCAAGAAACTGCAGTGACACCAACAGCTGGAAACGTGACGGTACAAAACACCTCAGGGACTGCTGCTAGCGCTGCTACTGCATTAACTGCTAAGAACCTTGTAAATGTTATCTCTTCAATCTCTGATGATAATTCACCAGTCAATGTTCCTGCTGTAGTTGATGCTCCATTAATGGAACCAAGCAGAACATTCGCAAGAAAAGCATTGCAGAAAAACCGCGAGTTTATTCAAGAAGAAGTTATTAACTTTATTGACGAGCAGTACTTTACAATCAACGAAGGTAAGTGTGCAAGAGATGTTGGATTTATTATCGACGCAGTTAAGAGAGATGTTCAGACAGGTTCTGATTATAACTCTAAGTACAACGGTAAAGCTTATCGTGTAGGTAACCCACTTGCAGAAAAAGTAATTGAAGAACAACTTGCAGAAACTATTGAGTCTCTGAAATATGCTCAACGTGATATTGAAGCTCAATTAACAGGTACAGCACTGTCTCGTACCACCGCAGCGTTTAACAATGTTTATGATGCAATGACTAATGATTATACCGCTGACGGAACCAACTACGAATATGGTGACTCTTGGTATACATTAGGCTCAGTATCTACAGAGCAAGGTATGCAGTTTAATAGAACCTTCCTTCAAGAAGAAGCAATTGCATGGATCACACAAGAATATCCATCTTTAGTATACGATCAAGCAAAATGTCGTAGAGACACTGGGTTTATTGTTGACGCATTGACTTGGGACTTGATGAACGGTAGTAACACTGCAACTCGTAACGTGGCGAAACTATATTTTGAAAACGGAGTACAAGTTGGTCTTCCTGCTTCTCAAAGAGCTGAAGCCGCAGCGTGGTATACTCAGTTAGCAACTTTGGTTGAAGCAATCCTTCTTAAACAAACTGTAACGCCAACAAGCGGTAACTTAGAAAATGTTTCACAATCGTTCGGAACAGTTACTGCTGCGGTTGCACAAGAAGCACAAGACTTAGTTACAATCATTGCTCGTGCAGTTGCAGAAAATACTTTAATCAATATGCCAGCTGAAGTTGAGCCGCGCGGTTTAACAGGAGCAGGCGCAGCAGGTTACATTGTTGATGTAGCAATCTTTGATACTCGCAAGCCAATTATTCAAGCTGGTGTTGTTAACTATCTCAAAGAAAACTTCAACTATCTTCAGTACGATCAAGACAAATGTCGCCGAGATACTGGATTTATTGTTGATGGTATTGCTCACGATATTCAGTACGGTGGTAACTCAGCTACGGTCGGTAACGCAGGTTTGTATTTTGCCAATGCGGTATCAATCTTGCCAATGAAACAAAGAGATGCAACTAAACTCGCGTTTGAACATATGGCTGAAGTAGTTAGAAGAGTTGTTAGAAACGAAGAAGTTGATATTAAAACCGGCGAAGAATTTACTCCAACCGACGTTGTTTATGACGGGGTTGCTGGTACAATGGTAATTACTCTTGGCGCAGGCCATGATCTTAAGGTTAACGATTATATCCTATTTGCTCCAGAAAGCATTGTATTAGATTGCGGTGCTTCGGTTGAAATCTCTCATCCACGAGTTCAAGATCCTGCATATCAAACTCCTTGGAGAATTTCTGCAAGAACAGCAACAACTATTACACTGTCTGACCTAAAAGCTAATTATGCTGGAGCTCATACATTTGTAAGTGCATCACTCAATGCAATTGCTAAAGTTATCGGTAATACTGAAACTCAATGGAAATCATATACACCTGCAAGAAGATCTATTGCAAATGAAGCAAAAGCACTCGCAACAATCATTGCAGATATTTCAGATGATGCAACACCAGTTAACTTGCCGCAAATGATCCAACCAAAAATGGATTGGGTACCTGCAAGATTGGTTGCAGAAAAAGAACTAATTGAGAACAACACCGTTGAATTGTCTACCGATATGATTAACTATATCTCAAAAACATATAACGGTATCAGTTATGCTAAGGAAAAATGTCGTAGAGATGTTGGAGGTCTTGTTGATGCAATTTCACACGATGTTCAATATGCAACAAACTACGCAACAATAAGAGCATCAGAACTATACTTTGTAAACGGTCTGAGCATCTTACCATTTGACCAAAGACAACAAACCGCAGATTTCTATGCTGAAATGGGATTGTTGGTACAAGGTATCGCAACTGCGAACACAGCCACTGTACCAGGAATGGCAACTCCAGTCGCAGGCGGAACCGCGGTTGAAGGTGAATGGGCTCAAGATATGATTACTCATATTGAAGAAGTAATTCGCCGCGATACTTTAGATGCAATGCCTGAGCTTATTGAGCCTGATACAACTTGGGTTGATAACAGTTTAGTTTGGGCAGCTGATTTGATTGAAGAAAATCTTGACGAGTTAGCTGACGACGTTACAACTTGGATCAATACAAATTACGATGTTCTTGATTACGATAAAGCAAAATGTTATAGAGATGGCAATTATTTGCTTGATGCAATTAGCCACGATCTTAACTACGGCGGTAACCTTGCATCGAGATGGAACGCTGATTTCTACTATTGGAATAACACTGCTAGACTTCCTGAGTCGCAAAGATTGCCAACAGCATCGGCATACAAGCAATTAGCTGAAATTTGTAGACAGGTTGTTCTAGGGGATTACCCAGGTCAAGTTATCAAAGGCGATGCTTCAACTGTTGAAGAATCAAAACATGCATACGAATTAGGTTTAATATTCTTTAACATCTTGTTTGAAGGCGGACCTAAGAGAGGGCTACCACCTCTTGAATATCCTGACTTTGACTACGCAGATGTTGATACATATTCGTTTGCAAGACGTGTTCTGATTAATCGTAGAAAGAAACTGCAGTATTCAGTACAAGGATTTATTGGATCAGAATACAAGTTCTATGATATTAATCTTACACGCCGTGATGCAGGTAACTTGCTCACATCCTTGAAACAAGATTTTGAATATGTAAGTAACACAATTAATCCATCTACACAAATACTATCAACAGTGGAAGGTTCACAACAGTCAGTAAGAACATTTGCTGCATCCCTCTTTGATGGAAATGCAATGCACGTGTTCCCTGTATTTAATCCAACATCTGGAAGACGTGGCCTAACTTTCATAAATACAGTTCAGAATACTGGAGATTTGCCTGCGACTGATAAGATAAATAATGCGTATATAGTATCAGCTGGTAATTACGCTGCTGGCAACCGGTACGATGGAGATATATATTATTGGGACGGATCGGTATGGGTAAACGACGGAGCAAACAACGTGGATCTATTATATAGCTTCTATAAGGCATTTGAGAGAATGAATTCATACATTAAAACTAACCTATCGCCAAACGCAGCTCATAATGCAATGCTTGATGGATTGTTTAATGATTGCTTGATTGCAACAACATTAAGACCAGCAAACTTAACGTTTGGATCTCTCGTCGAGTCAATTGCGCACCAGTTTAACGGTGCATCTGCCGGTGTTAACAGAACAGCATTGCCGCTGAACTTTAGAAACCTTGGTGCTGCAATTTCAGCATCAGCTTCGGTTATATCTGAAGACGGTGGTAGAACTCGTTGGTCAGGAGCTGACGAATTGAATAACCAATACTTTGCAAGAGGTCTTAGAATTAACGGTAGAACAGGTCGAATTGAAGGCCGGCCGTTTACATCATCAGTAAGAAAACTTGCAAGAAGAGCATCACAAAGTAGGGCAAGCATCTAATGGCATACACAACAATTACAACATCACAGGCGCCCGACGCAAAACCGGTCGCTTCCAATTTAGAAGTAACTACAAATTGGCAAGTCATCATTGAGGTACCAGACTACGAAGTTCCAGAACTTGTATTTGGTGGATCTACTACAGTTGAAACTGGGGTAGGCGAAGTTATTTCCCCTTTAATGTTATGTAATTATACAGCCAATACGGTTTATGTAGATTTACAATCATTTAGATTTACAACCGGGGATTATTTTTATATTTTAAGAAACTTTCCAGTACCTGGATTTGATACTGTACCAATTCCAATCAACGGCCAATTCTTTAAATCAGGCGATCGTTTAGAAGTTAAGTGTGACACTAACTTAGCTCTACACTCTACGTTGTCCTTTACATTAGGTCAATCGGAGGAGGATGACGTATAATGGCTTTTAATTCTCTCGCAGGCGGAAAAATAATAGGACAGGGTCGGCCTTTACCTACTCCTATTGCCTTAGATCCAGCACCGTTTAAAGGTGCATTAGTTTATGGCGATGATGGCGTCGTTTATGTTTCAAACGGAACAGCGTGGGTTGACGTTGGATCCGGTGCTCAAGGTACAATCGGTATACAAGGTAACGACGGTATCCAAGGGATCCAAGGTACGTATGGTCCAGGGTTTACAATCCTAGGATCGGTTCCTGACGTTGATGCGGGAGGAAATCCACAAACAACACTTACTGCTGCGTTTCCATCACCAAATATCGGTGAAGGCGTTATTGATGAAGCTGACGATGAGCTGTGGATTTGGGATGGCACAAACTGGGTTAACATTGGTACGTTCCGCGGCGTTCAAGGTATCCAAGGTAGTATAGGTCCACAAGGCGCGCAAGGTACAATTGGTGAAGAAGGTATTCAAGGTTCACGCGGTGATAGAGGTGTGCAAGGCGTTCAAGGATTGCAAGGTACACAAGGTCTCCAAGGATTTAGAGGTTTCCAAGGTACGCAAGGTATTCAGGGTGTTCAAGGCCCGCAAGCATTCCAAGGTGTACAAGGTATCCAAGGTTTTGTTGGTAACCAAGGTGTTCAAGGACCACAGGCGTTTCAAGGTGTACAAGGTATCCAAGGATTTGTAGGTCTTCAAGGCGACACCGGTGATTTTGGTGGATTGACTTTTGATTACACATATGATACTACAACAACAGATGCAGACCCAGGAACTGGTATTATCAGATTTAATAATGTTGCACTGAACAGTGTTTCATTGGAAATGTATATTGACGACGAAGATGATGCAGCCATTAATGTTATGGATGCTCTCTTAGGAGAATATGCAGGAATAGGTGGAGCCGTTAAAGGTTACTTTAAAGTTATAAACGGCGCTGACGTTACTAAATATACTACTTATCGTATTGACTCAATCACAGATGCCACCGGGTATTGGAGATTGGGCATTACATATTTGTTTGGTGAAACAAGCTACGCAAATGGAGCCGACTTACGAATAACATTTACTCGCAACGGTGACCAAGGTGTCCAAGGTATTCAAGGTCCACAAGCATTCCAAGGTGTACAGGGTATGCAAGGTCCTCAGGCCTTTCAGGGTATCCAAGGTATTCAAGGTTTCACTGGTTCTCAAGGAGCTCAAGGTTTACAAGGCTTTATCGGTATTGATGGCGGTTTCTCGTTTGACTTTAGCTTTAATGCTTCAACAACACCAAGTACGGATCCTGGAGTTAACAGTTGGAAACTTAACAACTCTAACCCAACAACCGCAACAATATTAACGATTGATGATATTCCTTTAGATCAGTTTACAACAGAAATTGACGCGTTTTATGATTTCATTGACGGTCAGGCTGCAACTCCTAAAGGCTACTTGGTAATTAAAAATAGACCTACAGGTGCTGGCGGTATCGGCGGCCACCATTTTGTAATGTATGAGATTACAGATTGGACATGGGACAGTGGAGCTAAAAACTGGGGTTACTTCAACGTAGTTTATATTGAAGGTAATGTTACTGATTGGCAAACTGTTGCGTCAACTCACGGGACAAAAACACATATTTCATTCGTACCGGCTGGACCAATTGGTGTTCAAGGTACACAGGGTATTCAAGGCGACTTTGGCCCACAAGGTATACAAGGTATTATAGGTCAAACTGGTACACAGGGTGTTCAAGGTATTCAAGGTGACTTTGGTCCGCAAGGTATTCAAGGATTTAGAGGTGATACTGGATTACAAGGTGCACAAGGCATCCAAGGTCTACAAGGCGTGCAAGGACCGCAAGGGGTTCAAGGAGTACAAGGCGTCCAAGGTACGCAAGGTGTTCAAGGTATCCAAGGTTACACCGGTGTTTCTGGTGGAATTACATTTACTTATAATTACAACACGACTTCAAATATCGCAACAGACCCAGGTTCGCAAATATTCAGATTGAATAATAATACTTATTCTTCAGTAACTGAAATCTTTGTTGATGCTGAAGCAGGTCCGGGTCCAGTTGACTTATCAAGTCTTTACAACAGTTATGACGCTGTCACAGGACCTTATAAAGCAATTGTTAGAATTGTAGATCCAGCAAACACAGACGAATTTTTACTCTATAAAGTTAAAGATGTTACAGATAACACTGGATGGTTTACACTTTCGGTTGAATATGTTACTCATAACGGTATGTCATATACTGATGGCCAAGCTACTTTATGGACATTCAGCGAAGTTGGCGCTCAAGGTGTTCAAGGTCCACAGGCATTCCAAGGTGTGCAAGGTATCCAAGGTGAAATCTTACAAGGTGTTCAAGGTTTCACTGGTGACACAGGACTTCAAGGCGTTCAAGGTATACAAGGTGACTTTGGACCAGCTGGTGAATTTGGTGGCATGACATTCTCTTATGTGTTTGACACTGACAATACTGCTACTGACTTTACAGGATTTGGTAAAGTTAAATTTAATAACAGCAACTTAGCACTTGCAACAGCTATGTATGTCGATGACCGCGATATTAACTTTGTTGATATACAAGCGTTCCTTAGATCTATGGATGAACCAACATCTGCAGTTAAAGGGTATGTTAGAATTATTGACTCATTCACAACATCAGACTATGCTGCATTTGAAATCACTGAAATAACAGAAGCTGGTGGATATTTCCAATTTGATGTATCATTCTCAGTTGCTTCACAAACTTCATGGAATGCCGCGGAGCCAGTTAAACTAACATTCTCAAGAACTGGTGATGCAGGTACGGATGGCGCACAAGGCGTTCAAGGTATCCAAGGTGATGCAGGTACAGGTGGTATTCAAGGTGTACAAGGTAACCAAGGTATAACTGGGTTTGGATTTCAAGGTATCCAAGGTATACAAGGTGACGCTGGTAACGACGGATTTGGATTTACTGGTACACAAGGTACACAGGGCGTTCAAGGTATACAAGGTGATGCTGGAACCGACGGTAACGATGGCGGCGAAGGTGTCCAAGGTGTTCAAGGTATACAGGGTAACGACGGAACTGACGGTTTACAAGGTGCTGATGGTATCCAAGGCCTTGATGGTAGTGATGGCTTTGGAGGAGTTGGTGTTCAAGGTAACCAGGGTATCCAAGGTATTCAAGGCGAAGGTCCTCAGGGTGTTCAGGGTATTCAAGGCGCGTTAGGTTTTGGTTCACAGGGTGTCCAAGGTATACAAGGTTTCACTGGTGCTCAAGGTATTGCCGCTGAAGAAGGAGGAGCTGGTGCACAAGGTACTGATGGTGGACAAGGTGTTCAAGGTTTCCAAGGTGTAGGTATCCAAGGTATTCAAGGTATCCAGGGTGAAAGCGGCGACGCAATCCAAGGTGTGCAAGGTAACCAAGGCTTTACAGGTTCTGGGTCGTCAGGTATACAAGGTAACGATGGTATTCAAGGTATTCAAGGTAATAGTGGTGATCTTGGAAACGAAGGACCGCAAGGTACGCAAGGTTTTGTTGGTAACCAAGGTATCCAAGGTACTGATGGAACTGGGAACGTTGGCCCACAAGGTATTCAGGGTCAGCAAGGACCACAAGGTGTCCAAGGTTTCTCAGGTGTTGTAGGTGGAGCTGGTCCGCAAGGTATTCAAGGGGATCAGGGTGTCCAAGGTTTCACTGGCGCAAACGGTACTGGTGCTAACGGTGTTCAAGGTGTTCAAGGTATTCAAGGTGACTTTGGTCCTCAAGGTATTCAAGGCCTTGTAGGAACTGGTAACTCAGGTATTCAAGGTTCGCAAGGTGTACAAGGTTTCACTGGCCAAATTGGTCCTCAAGGTGTTCAAGGTCTACAAGGTACAGCTGAAGCTTCTGAAATAATTACAAATAATCTTCATGTTGCTGACGTATCGTTGCAACAGGCAGCTATGTTCCCTGCAATGGTTGAAGGTGGCGGTGG